TGTTGAAGCAACAATTCAGGGTGAAAACGTTGCGGTTACTGATACCGAATTGAATATCGACAAAATCAAGGCTTCACCCAAACGTGTATCTATTTCTATCCCGGTGTCTAAGCGTGCGATCAACCAAACGAACTACTCTTTGCAGGACGTTGTTTTGAAGCAAATTTCGCTTGGTGTCGCTCGCACTTTGAATAAATGGATGTTTTCGGGAACTGCATTGTCTGGCGCAAGAAACGGGGTGTTTGTAAAGACAAAACCAGATGTTGAATATACAAACGCGTTGACATTTGCGGATATTGTTTCGCTTGAATCTACCGTAATGGATGCGGGCGTAGATGTAACCGACGGTACAGCTGCCTATGTTTGCACTCCAAAGGTGTATGGTGCCTTGAAATCCACTCCCAAAGCGGCGGGAGCTGCCGAAATGATCTGCCAAAATGGTATGGTGAACGGTTATCCGGTTCTTGTTACTAACTACATGGACGCCGATTCTATCGGATTCGGTGTATTCTCCAACGCTGCTATCGGTCAGTTCGGCGATATGGATTTAGTTATAGACCCGTACACCGGAGCGAAAAGTAATATCGTAAACTTTGTGTTGAATACTGATTATGATATTGTTGTAGCTCGTCCGGAAGCCTTTGCCATCGCAAAGAAGAAAGCTTCTGCTTAATCCTATAACCTATCATTCACTAAAGGGCTGGGGCTTCGGCTCTAGCCCTTTCTAATTTATACAATATGGCACAATACGTAACACTTGAAGAACTCAAACAGCATTTAAACGTTGACTTCGACACGGACGACGCGTATATAACCGGGCTTATCGACCCCGTTCAACTTCTTATCGAATCGTATCTAAATAATCCGCTAGATACCTACGTTAAGGACGCAAAAATAGATCGGCGTATCTGGCACGCGATCCGCATCCTTATAGCGAATTACTACGCAAACCGTGAATCGGTAACATTTGCCACTCCGCAAGTTATTCCGGGGCACATAGAACTATTACTGCAACCTTTAAAACGATATACGTAATGCAAGCAGCATTATTAAACGAAATGATCGCTTTTTATCGTAGCGAGTCAAAGCGCGATAATCTGGGCGGCACGTCTGAAAGTTGGGTGAAAGTATTCGATAAACGCGCATACATTCGCTTTAAGTCGGGTGCACGTAAAGAAGCGAACGGCGAGATATATAATACGACCGTTAACACGATAATGATTCGCATCTGCAAAGAGATCAACGCTAAAATGCGAATCGAGTACGACGGGCAGAAATACAAGATTCTATCTATTAACCACGACCGGAAGCAACAAGCAACGGTTATAGAAGCGGAGGTAATCAATGAGTAACGACAATTACACCGGGCGCAACTTGTATCGTGTCGAAGTGGATGCAACGCGAGTAAACGAACTACTTAAACGGTTGAACGATAAAGAAGCAAAGAAGGCTATTTCCTCCGCTCTTAGAAAGTCGATTCTTATCATTCGTAAACAGGCACAGGAAAATCTAGTTTCTGCTGTTAATGATGCGGAATTTAGTAGCTCTAAGAATGGCGTATCGTTCAAACCGCTAAAGAACGAAATAAACGTAGCAGTTTATCGCAATGCTTCCGGCGCACGGGTCGACCTGATCGACCGACGCAAAAAGGGATCACGCGCCTATATGCTGAAATGGTTCGAATCAGGAACAAAAGAACGATTTACGAAAGAATCTAGTACTAGAAGTTTCTGGACTAATAAAAAACGCGTTACCAAAAAAGCAGCTTACAGAGGTATTATAAATGCTTCTCATTTCTTTTCTAATGCGGTCAAATCGAAGCAGAAAGAAGCAGAGAACTCACTAGAGAAAAATATAATTGATTCTATAATGAAAGTAGCAAATAAAAAGAAATGAGTTTATCAATAGGCGCACACGTATATAAGAGATTAAGCGACTCTACAGAGTTGGCAAAATTGGTTTCTGATAAAATATATGCTATCTCGACCAAAACGGAAACATCTTTTCCGTTTGTGATCTACAAACGCAACTCCTTAACGCCGGAATATACGAAAGATAGGTACGGCACGGGTGACACAGTTTCGGTTGAGATCGTTGTCGTCAGTGATAACTATTTGAACTCTGTTACAATCGCGGAAGAGGTACGTAAATCACTCGAAAACAAACGAGGAAGTTATGATAACTTCGATGTGATCGATTCTAAACTAATTAGCGCGAATGAGGATTTTATAGAAGATACTTTTATTCAAAGCCTCGTATTCTCATTTAAAACTGAATAATTAACTAAAACACGATAAAATTATGAGTAAAGCAAAATCAGTGTTAGGAAAAGACCTAATGTTATTCATCGACGGTAAAGCTATCGCACTTGCCACATCTTGCAAATTGGGGCTTTCGGCTGAAACAATCGACACACAAAGTAAAGATTCGGGTATCTGGACGGAAAAGGACATTAAAAAACTTTCTTGGAACGCTTCCAGTGAAAACGTATTTAGCGCGGATGCAGATGCGAATAGCTACGATAAACTATTCGCTTTGTTCTTGGCGCATAAACCTGTTGTTTTGAAATTTGGCGTTGTTGGCAATCCTGACGTAAACGAAATGCCCGCCGCCGGATGGACGCTAGCGGAAGGTGCATATACAGGTAGTGCGGTTATCACTTCGCTAGAAGCAAATGCGCCGGATGGAGACAAAGCAACACTATCAATCAGTTTCGAAGGAACCGGACCGCTTGCAAAGGAAGCAGCTAGTAAATAACTTACGGGCGGTGTTTTGCCGCCCTCTAAACGACTTATTCAATGAAAACAATATCACTTAACGGAAAAGATTTCTCTTTGAAATATACGCTTCGTGCGTTCTTTGTGTTCGAATCTATATCCGGCTATCCGTTTCAGTTCGGGAAATTATTAGATGAATACATTTTGTTTTATTCGTTCCTGATTGCTAGTAATAAGGATTCGTTTAATATGGAATTTGACGAGTTTATAGAATTGTGCGAAAATGATTTGACTCTATTCGAACAATTCAAAGAGTTTATTTTGGATGAAATCAAACTACGTTCGCAATCGGCGGGAAATGACGTAAAAAAAAAGAAGGTGACGACACGGAAACGAAAGCAGTAAGTATTCGCGAACTCTATTCGCGTGTTGTCGGTGAGGGCGGGATCGCTCCCGATTACTTCCTCGATAAAATGGACTTTATCGAGGTTGAATCGTTTATAGACGGATTGAATCGACGCAATCGGGAAGCGTGGGAACAAACTAGATTGCTAGGTTTCATTATAGCGCAATCTAATAGCACAAGAACGCTAAAGCAAACCGATATACTCCGGTTCCCGTGGGACGAAGAAGAAAAGAAAGATACGAGCGTAACGGACGAAGAGATGCAACGATTACGAGCTAAGGCAAAAGAAGTAGAATCACAATTAAACACGAATAAAGATGTCTGATATAATAACACGATTATTGCTTAAAACGAATGACTTCGACGCGAATTTGGAGAAGTCAAAAGGGAGTGTAAACCGTTTTCAAGGGGATATTAGTAATATAGCGAAATCCGTAGGTTCTAGCTTTGTAAAAGTTGCGGGTGGTATTGGTTTGGCTGTAAGTGCTAGTGAATCTTTTATGAAAATTATCCGCTCTACACAGACAACAAGTGACGAGTTTGATAACACTTTAAATGCTTGTAAAGGAACCGTTGATATATTCTTTCAATCATTATCGTCTGGAAGCTTCGAAGCTTTCAATAATGGTGTATTAAATACAATTTCCAATCTGAAAGAATTATCAGCCTTACGAGATTCTTTAGCTGATGCTAAATTATCCATGGGATTTAATAATAAGATTTTCGAAACCCAATTTACCAAATTTGAATCAATAATTAGAGATACTACTAAAAGCCTAGAGGAACGTGAAAACGCTTTCAAAAGCCTTCAATCATTAAAGGACAATTTTAAGATCGATGTAAATGATACATTGTCCGGTGCTGAAAAAGAATTAATACAATCTTTGAATATTAGAACAGGACGCAAAGATTTTAATATTGATGATATACAT